CGTTCTCGTCGCCATAATGGTCCTGGATTGCGCGAGCTCTGTTTAAATAACCTTGGCCACCTTCGGCGGCGTAATACAAAACGCAACCTTGCTTGACGTTGTGGCCGTGCCATTCGCGTCCAGCGGCGATGTGGTAGCTCATGTCTAAGGTAAAGAACGACTTACCGGTGTTAGACTGCCCGTAGACGACCGTCATCTGTTTAGCGCCTATCCAATTCTTTATCAGGTAGTTTGACTGGAGCACTGGCTGCGCGTCGCCGATCCACACGAGCTCGTCCAGGAGGCTTACCGGTCTGTTTAGCGTCTTGAGCCCTGTCGCCACGCTTTGCAAGCCTTGCGACTTGTGGAGGTCGTTCCAGTCTGTGTCCGGCATAGCTGGAGCCGTCCAAGGCAAACCGGTGCTCTTGGCTGCGTCCTGGCCCTTTTGGTTAGCATCATTGTCGGCAGCTATGACCAGTTCCATGTTCGGCCATGTTTCCTGGAGCGCCTGGCAAACGGTCGCCAGGTTCCCCGCGTCTAGGGCAAAGATAACGGGTATGGGCTCGCCGTCATTAATAAGCGAACTGGCCATGTGAACAGAGACGGACGTCGCCCATCCTTCGCTAACGAAACACTTGCCCTGGAAATCTAATTTACCGACGACGCCAAAAACCCCACCGTCTTTTTTGAGCCCGGGATTAAACCGCTTGTCGCCTGACGGATTGATGCGCTGGTGACCGACTTGTTCTCTATTAGTATTGAACAATGGCACCACCACGTCAGAGCCCTCAAGCACCGCGCCTACGAGGTCAACGCCTTTGCGTTCATGATACGGCGTATACGGGTCGAACTGCACTGGAGGCTCCTCCTGTTTGGGCATAGGCACTACATTGGCAAAGTAATCCTTGCCGGTTTGCTTCAGTTTTATTTCCGGCTTTTTCTTTTCGAGTAGCGGCCAACATCCGTCGTGCTCCAGGATCTCGACGATCGCCTGGAAGTCGTTGCATTGCCGACATTGAAATTTTACCAGGCCGTCACGCTCGTGGATCCAGAACCTGGTCGATGGCCAATCTTTATGTCCGCAATTTGGACAGGCCCCATGATGCTCCCCCTTCGGGCCCTCGCGAAGCGAGTAACGATTGATAATCGCCTCGCTCCATTCGGACCAGTATGCCTTCGGAAAATCTGGCATTTAAAATGGGATCTCGTCAGGCTCGCCGCCATTAACTGACGGATGAACAGCGATATCCTCTTTCTTTTCAGCTTGTGGGAACGGGCTGGCAGCCTCTACGGTTGTCCTGGCAATAGGCTCCGAAGTGGTAGGCACTTCAGCTCCGCCAAACATTTTCTGACCGTCTGACATTTCTTTAGGCTCAGCTTTGCCAAAGTAGTCTTGTCCAGTTTGTTTAGCTTCTGGTGGTGGCTTACGCTCAGCTCTTGTCTGAACGGCAAATGCTTCTGGTCGAGTGCTTACCCCGTGCTTACCACCAAACACCCAGGCTTTTATATCGACAACGCAATGCACCATGCTGCCGGTCGTCATTTCGAATTCGGGCTCACGGTCTTTAATGCCTATCTCGTCGAGATGCTTGTCAAATATTCTGGGTTTGGTATTTGGGTTTTTGTAGGTTTTTATTTGTAGTTTTCTTTGAAACCTACCGTCGTCCGTCTCTTTAAATATGTCCTGCCATTTCTCGACAACAACATCACTGTCTGCGCCCGTTTGTGGATCCCTAATTTTTTGCAACCAAGTCTTGCCTAAAAAGGTTAGATTAAAAACTTGCTGCATTTTAGCAAAAAGCTGTTGGGCCTGTTCCGGCTGAAATTTAATGATGACTTCGTACTTACCATCTTCATCAAGTATTGACGCGCACTTATCCCATTGGCCAGTCGCATTATTTTGTTTGTACGGCATATCCAGGCGAGGCCACAAAACCTCGACATTGTGAAATAAAATTTGATTGTCTTTTAGTTGCATAGTTTACCTCTTAGTTATCTAAATATTCTGGGAGTTCGTGGGTTGAGAAACTTGGCCACCTAGTGTCGTAAACACCGGCTTCTTCTGCCCGTTGCATTTCTTCGTAGGCCGCACGACAAATCTGCTTGGAGTAATCCAAAACGTAATCGTCAAGCATGTGAAAATGTGCAGGGTAGGGCCAAGTTTTCGACACGGCTAGGAAGCCCCAGTTTCTTATTTCCAAGCCATGTTCTTCGGCGCAGATCAAATAGTGAGCAGCTTGCAAGTGGTAGCCACGCATAAATATCTCTCTGCCAAATTTACGAGGTGATGCGTCCTGGCACGTTTTGACGTCGCCCATCATGCCAAGCTTTTCGCTAAAGATATCAATGCGAGCTTTTTTGAGCTGACCGGTGCCAGGGTCATTTACAAAGATAGACGCTTCGCAAACGCGGTCTTTTTCTGTCAGCAATTTTTTGCAGTGCGGATCACCCATCAATCCGCCGACAATCTCGCCGTCGTCCGTCTCTACGCCGTTGACCAAGCCCTGCACCATCTCAAAATCTTTTTGAGTGAGCAGGACTTTACCTTCTTCAATACACCGAGCTTCGTGCTCCTTGTATGCTTTAGTCGCTCTTGTCTTTTCTGTGGACATCTCGACAAGCTTTTTGTCGGGCTCCAGAGCCATTGAATGCGTTGCAGTTCCGAGATCTGCGACCAGCTTGCTTATGTCATTTTTGCCGTATTTTGCATGGAACGGAGAGTAGAGCACCCACGACTTTAAGAATGACGCGTTAATAGCTGTAGTTGCGTGATAATCTGCATTTGAGATGTCGTGATAAATACCTGGTTTCATGTTGCCTCCCTAGTATCTGGTACATTTAAATTATTTATTAAATTTATCCGCTCGCCTATCCAGCGCATCACAGGCACAGCCATAGAGTTTCCCATTGCTTTGTATCGAGGTCCGTCAGGGCAATCTGATGCTTCTTTGTTGCGATACGGGATCCGCGTGTAGTTGTCTGGAAAGCCTTGCAGACGTTCACATTCTATTGGGGTAAGCCTTCTGACTTTCATGTTTTGCTGTAAATAGTTTGTTTGTTTTGCTCCACTATTCGCAGCTAAAGCTCCAACAATTTTACCATCTCCGTTGATGTACCTAACTTCGTCTCTTGTGTTTTGCTGAAAAGCAACACCTGGCGTCTTGCTTGTATCAAGTGTTGGCGAGACTTCTGTTGATGCGCTTAACCCTTGGTTTGCGCTATTCTGTGCGCCGAAGACGACAGGCTTGGTTTCAATATCAACGCCACCCATTCCGTAACTAGCGGTAAGCGTTCCGACCTTTTCGTGAGCTGGTACAAACAAAGGTGCGCCGCTATTTATGTGCTGATCCTCTAACCCTTGTTTATCTCCAAAGCTTGCGTTGAGTGTTGAAGCAATATCTGCTGGCCATTTATTATCTGTTATGAATTGCTCTGTTTGGGCATCGTATGCCTGACCAACGCGGCTTGTAAGGCACTTGGCAACTTTTTCCCTCTTTTCTCTGCTCGGCGCAGTATTCCCCGACAAGCTTTCGCGCTCAAAAAGTACCGCTGCGGCACTTCGCCAGTCTCCAAGGTATCCGACAACGAACACACGGCGGCGGCGCTGTGCCACTCCGAAATACTGAGCGTCAAGCACTCGATATGCGAACCCATACCCGAGCTTGCCCAGCGCCCCGAGGAAGGTTCCAAAATCTCGTCCTCTGTTAGAAGACAGGACGCCGGGGACGTTCTCCCAAACCAACCACTGGGGCTGATATTGTGCAGCAATGGCAAGATAGGTGAGCATGAGGTTTCCTCGTGGGTCACTAAGTCCTTTTCGAAGTCCTGCGACTGAGAAGCTTTGGCAGGGGGTTCCTCCGACAAGAAGGTCAATTGATCGGTCATTAGGCCACTCCTTAAATTTTGTCATGTCGCCCAAGTTGGGCACGTCTGGGTAATGGTGCGCTAAAACTGCACTAGGAAAATTTTCTATTTCGCTAAACCACTGAGGCTCCCAACCGAGGCCGTGCCACGCGACTGTGGCGGCTTCCACACCAGAGCAAACACTTCCATATTTCATGTTGTCTCTTTCATTTGTCTGTCGATCATGTCCACCAGGGCGAGGCAGCCCTGGACGCGGTGCGTTGCAGTGGGCCTGTCAGGTGGGCGCTGGAGATCTACTTCCAACGCCTCTAGCTTGTGCTTGAGAAGCGATATGGTGGCGAATACATCGCTCATTCGAACAGCCTCGCAGCGTTAGCCATAAGCAGCGCTTCGGCTCTGTGTTCGTCCTTTTTGCGGCTGAGCTGAGCTGCTAGTTTAGGAAAAGTCCTGGTCGCAATGCGTCGAGCCCCGTCTTTATCTGCCGGCACTCCGGCTGCCTTTTTCCATTTGCCAGGCGTCACCTCGGCGTACTTCATTTGAAGGAGAGCTAGGGTGCCTAAAATTTGCCCGTATCCGACGCCAAGTTTAAAGGCGGATGAAACCCCTTGCATCGGCCTGGCACCCTGCTTCTCCACTATGACAAAATCAACGGGAACGCTGTTTAAAATGTGGCTGAGCTCAAGCGTGTTTACGCCGCCGTCAGTCCAGACGGGGAGGTCGTGCACCTCGGCCCAGTCACCGTTCACAATGGCAACACCTCCGGTGCGGTAACCTGGGTCAATCGCTGCGTAATATCTCGACATTATCCTGCTCCATTATGTTCTCGCAAATCACCTCGAACTGCGAAGAAATCGTGCGTTTCTGCTCGTTTGCCTCTTTTTTTAGCCATTCGGCGTATTTTTTTTCGACGCGCAGAAATACCGCAACCCGTTGATTTTCCATGCTTTTCTAATTCTCTCTAAAATTAATTTAAATAATCGTACATTTAAATCGTATCTGGTA